CACTGCTGGGAGGTCAAAGGCCCCAAGGTGTTCCGGGGTGGATTCGAAAACCTCAAGGTTGCAGCTCGCGTCTGGCCGGATGCCTACTGGTGGCTGTGCTCGAAGGATAAGGGCGCTTGGCAGTTTCAAAGGGTAATCGCATGACACCACCCCAAGCGATCCACGCCCCTGCTTACCGGCACTTGGACCACGCCCGGATGCTGGACGCCATCGCAGCAGTCGAAAACGGAAACTCCCGTGGAATAGGAGGACGCTGCAACCTAACGCCGTCAGTCTGGTACGCACAGACTACCTACCCCTACGACTTTAGCCGTAACCCGATATTATGCCGCCAGGTCGAAGCGAAGCACCTTGACTGGCTCATCCACGGCCTAGAGCGGGCTGGAATCGTGGTATCGGCTGACACGATTTACACCGTTTGGCTCAAGGGCCTGACCGGAGGCTCCAAGCTGATACGGGCTGGCCATATCCCAGAATCGGCCTACCGGGTCGCCAACTGCTACGACTCCCGTTAGGGGATCTTGGCAACCGACTGCTCTTGTTTGCTGGAGCCGTTCATCGTGTTGAGGATCGCATTCAACTTGGCGTCCTCCTTTTCCTGACCCTTAACCAGTACGGCCAACTGGGCGCCCTGGGACTTCAAAAGCTTCTCGTGGGCCGAGAGCGTCAAAGTCGTTGTGGTAGTCCAGACGGTAGCCGCTATCAGTATGCTCCCAAGAAAGATTGCGGCCTCTCCGCTCATGGCGAACAGGGAGTTTAGACCGAAGCGGAAAGATTCCGTTTCCTTGGGTTCCCTATCCTTCATGGCTTGATGGCACTCCGTTCCAGTATGTTCATGGTGGCGTAGATCGAGAGGTATTCCTTGGTGATCAGATACGTGCCATCGGGTTGCGGAGCGATGCCGTCTCCGGGGTGAACCTCGGGAAGCCAGGTCGGGCCGTACTTTCTGGCCAGTGAGGCGAACTTGCCGACCAATTGCCCGCTGATTTTGACCGGCATGTCCCCAATCGGGATGGCCGTGGATAGGATTCCGCCATTCTGGACATTGCCCGAATAAGCCACGCTGGAGGCCGGGACGACCGCAGGGGCCACCGTGCATCCAACCAGCCACAGGATGGCCGGGAAACAGGCTAGAAATGGCAGGAATCTACGAAACATCGGCTTCTACCGCCTGAAGGTTGCCCGTGGACAGGTGGGTGGTCACCGAGTCCCTGATTTTCTGGATGGTCGCAGCCTGCGCGTTGGCCTGCATGGCTGCCGTGTTCCGGGCGCCAAAGATGGTCCACGCGAGCTTACAGCCCTCCGTAAGCGCCGTGAAGATGGCGGTGACGGTCGCCATGACTAGGGGGCGGGTGGGCCGGCTGCGGGGCTCGGCAGGGCGCCGTTGAGGCCGTCCGCGATCGCCTGAGCGAAAGCCGCATACTGCGGTTTCAGGCCCGGAAGCTTCGTCGCGAAATCGTTCTGGTAGATCGTCAGGGCAGCGGAAACAGCCAACGCAATCGCCTCCTGGTCGGTCGAGCGCAGCGAGGTCTTGGCCAGCGTGGCGGAAATGTCGCCAGTGGTCAGACTGGACGGGGAGGCCACAGCAAGGGCCGTGAACGCATCGGCCGCAGCTCGGACCTCACCCGAATACGAGGGGTTGTTATGCAGGAACAGGCTGGCGGCAATCGTCAAGCTGTCCTTGGTGGCTGCGGCGATGTTTGCGGGCGTGAAGATTTGGGCCGTGATCGAGGTCGAGGACGGCGCGGTAGCGCATCCGGTGAGACACAGGGCGAAGATGAGTAGGATGCGGTTCATATGGTGGGTGAGGTGGCTTAATGGTTGGCCATAATGACAGCAGCCTTGTCCAAGGTGCGGGAGTGCATCTTGTCGTAGATGGAGATGATAACCGGGATGACAGCCATCAGCCCGCCGATGATGTCTTGGACCTGAGCGTTGGTGGCTACGCCGTGAGCCGTGAGCAGGCCGCCGCCGTAGGTCAGGACGTGGCGCAGGAGCGCGTACCATTGGTCTTTGTTGAGGTTCATGAGTTAGAAGGTGATGCTCCCCGAGCCGGAGGAGGTCCAGGTGTAGATGTAATTGCCGCCCGAGTTCGTCACCGTGGGCGAGCCCGTCGTGGAGGCAGCGAGGCCGTAGGCGTTGGCTGTCAACATGAATTACCTTATTCTCCACGCTTGGATACTGCCGCCGCCACCGACGCCGGTGCCGCCGCTCCAGTTGATTTGGGCGACAAGATAGACGGTCGTGGTGCTGGCGAGAGAAACTCGGGTCATTCCATTTCCTGTGAAATCTTGATCGGGGCTAAGAGGGTATGCCATCGCCCAATACGAGGGAGAGACTTGGGAAGGAAGCGTAACCGACGTTGTGCTTATTCCGGCTTGCGCACGAGTGACCAGCTCGGTCCCGGATAGTACGGTAAAAAGCGTATTGCCCGAAACCAGCCAATCCCCCGCCGTCAGGGATATGGAGACGACATTAGACACGCTTCCGCTTGAGAAGCTAAAACCGTTTCTAGCGGTAGATGCCGTCACGTACTCCCCGATATAGCCCGCGCTGGCCGCGTCGTTGGTGTTGGTGCCGTGGATGGGCACGCCCGTCGAATGGGAGAAGTTCCAGGCCGCTGTTTGATCAAGAGCGGGTGCGCCATCGCTTCTGAGGAATGTCGAGGCAGACCCGTTGACTGCCGTTGTTCCAATAGATGCTGTTGGATTGGCACCAGCAGGCACCCCGGAGGTCAGGGCAACCGTTCCCGTGGCAGCGGGAAACGTAATCGTGAAATTGGAGGCTCCAGCGTTCGCGCTGGCGAAAGTAGTAGTTCCGGTCGAGGAGCCACCGAGGATTATGTCCGATGTCGGGAACGTCTGGGCCGCAGCCCAGGTGTTGGCGTTACCCAGATTCAGGCTGATCTTGCCGGCCCCCACAATCGGATTGGGGCTCAAGCTGAGCGAGCCGTCCGAATTGGTGATACTGGTCACCGTCCCTCCGCCGCCCGAGCCACTGGCATTGCTGCCGAACACCAGCCCGACTCCGGGCATGATCACCTGCCCGAAGGCCGCAAAAGGCAGCATCAGGGCGGAGAACAGGAAAAAGAGTTTTCTCATGGCGTCAGTTGGCCGGGAACAGGGAATTGCCGAAAGGGGCGTTTGTGATGACGTTGATCGTCGTCGTCCCGGTGGCCATGACCCCGACAATCTTGGTCCCCCTGAACCAGGGGCCGTACAGCGTCACCGACTGGCCCCCGGCCAATTGCAGGCCGTTGCCGGTGGCGCCCGTGGAAGGGTCCTGCCCGCCAGCCGAGGAACCCCCGTCGATCGACAGGTTGATCTGGTTCGTCCCGACGTTCTGGAACGTGACCACGTTCACCTGACTGCCAGGCACGATGAGCACCGTGGCGGTCGTGGTCGAAGCGGAGGCCACCTGGTGCAGCTCCGCTCGGGCAAACGGGGCGAGCGCCAGCAGGACCAGCGCGAGGGGAAGGAATCGGATTTTCATGGTTAGAAGGTGACGAGGGCCACGCGCTTCCAAGTATTGGTAGCGGTGCAGACGTAGATGAAGTTGGCATCCCATTCGATGGTCCCGGCCACCCCCGTGGCCGACGAACTGGATGGAGTCGTGAGCGGCGCGTAAATGGCCCCGTTCACCTGAAAGGCCACGCCGTTATCCGTGCCACTCAGCACCCGGACATTTCCGGTGGCTTGGAAAATCGAAAGCGCCGTGGTCGGGCCGTTCACCTGAAAGACGTGGTTGAGGGCCAGATAGGTGAGGCTGCCGTTGGCCCCGTACGTCTGAATCACCCCACCGCCCGAATAATTGATGTAGAGAGCGTTGGGGCTGGACGACGTGCCACTGCCGAAGATGGCGTAGTGGCCATTGCGGAAGAAGGTGTCGGAATTGTGCTGAATCACCTGCCCGGAAGAGGCCGAAATCGCCAAGTCGGTGCTGGCGGGGGAAGTGATGCTAGAGAAGGTGTTGGCGGGATTGACCGAGAACACGCCAGTGGTGGCCAGCAGTGTGGTGCCGTCCACCTTGGAACCACCCAGAACGCTGGAGGAAGCGACCGGCAGGTTGGCTGATGGCAGCGTACCCGTGATTTCCGAGGCTGCATTGACTTGGGCCGAAGTGGTCACCTGTCCACCCCCGGTGTTCGATTTCAGGAACCCGTTGCTGCTCAGTTGTGGGAAGAAAATCTGACCGCCCCCGTTCCATTTGATCAGGCTCAGAGTGTGGGTGATGTCATCGAACGTGCCGTTGGCCCCGGCCACAGCAAAGCCGTAGCTGTTGGTGGCATCGGCCAGCGTCAGCCCATAAGTGCCGTCCGTCCGGTTGCTGGTGAGCCCCTTGAAAGTGGGGGTCCAAGTCGAAAGGGTCTGCCCACCGATCACCGTACTGCCGGAGAATAGCGCCACTTGCCCAGAGGCCGGCGTGCCGGACACCGTTACCGTGCCGCTGCCGCCAATGCCGGTGACGGTGGCGCCAGCATCCACCGCCAAAGTGGAACCGGCCAAGAACTCGATCACGCCCGTATTCGGCACCTTCGCTCCCGGCGTCCCGGGCAGCGCCCCGTAGGTGGACGTGATGCTGCCGGTGTTAGGGTTGTACTGGACGTTGGCATTCTGCGCCAGTCCCGTGAAGGCGAAGAACGGAAGGAAGAAGAGGAAGATGAGCTTTTTCATTAGGCGACTTGGATGAAACGGAGGCCGGAGTTACTGAGAGGCTGAATGACGCCGCGGCCCGGGGTGGCGCTGGAGGTCTGTAGCTGCCACCAAGTCAAGGCCCCCCCGATGATAAACCCAAAAGTGTAGGGATTCGGGTAGAGGGCGGTGTTGATGCCGTCGATGTTCGCGCTCCCGCCTCCGGTGTAGCCGGTTATGGTCTGAAGGATGATGCCCCCGATGAAGCTGGTGGCGCTGACAAACTCCAGATTCCCGTTGGAATCGAAGCCTAGCAGGTTGCCAGCCCGCGCCGACCGAACCAGCGTCGTAGCCTCCGTCTCGTTAAGCTCGAACTTGAGGCAGAGGTTAACCTTGTCCAAAAGCTCCTGCACCAAGGTCGTCAGCGTGTCGTCGTCCTGCTCGATCATCAAGGGCGTTTGGAGCCCCGTGCTGGCGAAAGTGGTATCCTGGAGCGGCGTGATCTGGCGCAGGATCGTGATAACGTCCCCCACCTGAATGTTGCCGGTGCCACCCGAGGCCAGCACAACGTTGCCCGTCTGGAGCTGGTTCGATGAGTTGTATCCGCCGCCTGTGACCGTGTAGTCCGACCCCAGCGTCAGGATGGTGGGCGGGTCTATGCCCGTGTTCCCGGTGCCGCCGTCCAAAAGCAGAAGGTCCGCCGCGGCGTTGAACTCGAAGGTGGCGACAGTCTGGGGAAGCGCCGTCACGGTTACGGCGATCCGAGTGGTAGTGCTGCTGACGCTCATGGGTTCGGGTGATTAAGAGGTTTTCGGACTGTCCGCAATGCTGAAAGGTGAGACGCCCAAGGCCGCCAGTTCCTCGATCTGCTTCTGCGCCTGTTCGATGGCTCCCATGGAGAACTTGATGCCGTAACCCTCGATGGATTCCCCCGCCTCGCGGGCGTGCTCCATCGCCTCCTCCAAGGTGTCGCCCCACCCCACCACGGCCCCGATCTCTATCATTTCCTCGTGGAAGGATATGACCGACCGTTGGCCGTCGATAACGACACAGTTGTAGAGCTTGATCTGGTTCGCGTACTTGTCGGGGTAGCTGACTGTCTGCCAGTTTTCCTCGGCCCAATGGGATTTCAGGATGACCTCCACCCCCCATTTGCCTGCGGGCTTGGGTTCCACCAAAACCCCGTTGGCCCCCTCCCAGATGATCTCCGACAGGTTGGTGAACAACTCTTGCCAGAGTTCGGAAGGAGGGCTCGGCGCCCGCATGGTCGCGTCCACCATGTAAGGCACCTTGTCCTTGCCGATCCGTATCTCATTCGACAGGGACCCCCGGCAGCCGTATTCACGGAGGAGCGGGGCCATGGTCTCGTTCCAGCGGCGCAGGGGCTCGGGGATCTTCCCCCACTTCACCATCTGACCCACATATCCCAGGTCTTTGATTTCCAGCCCAAACAAGGTATTTTCGGGAAACTCACCGTCGATGCAGTAGGTGTCCAGCCCGACTTCCACCCGGTCGGGGAGGTCGTCCTCAACGATAAATTCCAGCATCTCCTTGCCCGGTCCGAGCGTGTGGGCGATGGCGTCGATCTTGGGCTCGACGATCTCGTAGGCGGGAGAAAAGAACGTCTCGGTTACGCCCCGGTATAGGTCGATCTTGACGTGCTGGTCCGGGTGGGTCTTGAGGTGTTCGCGCAGGGCCGTGACACCCTTGACGATCTTCCATGGCTGGACCGGCAGCCCATTTTCCTCCATGATCTCTTTGCAGAGTTCCCGGTAATTCTCCAGTTCCTCCGCGTTGCGGCAGCCCCACACCCGTTTGCCCATCGTCTCCAATTGGATTTGCAGCTCGGCATGGGCCAAATCCGGGAACACGAAAAGGTCCACATCCCCCAAGTGCGGCCCCCATACGTCCTGAACCAGCTCCACGTTTTCCAGACCGTAGCCGACGTTGCGCTGCGCCCAGGTGGGGAACGACCCGGAGAACGGTACGTGGAGATAAACTTTGGCAAAATCCCGCGCCATGCGTTCGGCGAGAGAAACGAACAAGGGGCCGCAGCAAACGAGCGCAGTGCGGGTCTTTAGGTTCTCACTCATCGTCAGCCTCCCCGCCTTCGGCCTCTTCGCCTGTAGGCACGAGGCATCCATGTCGGCTCACGTCCTCTTCCTGTTCTTCAAAGACTTCTTCGGGGCATTCACTCATGGCTTCTTTCGCTTCGTGGTGTTGATGTTGCGGCCGGTTTTATCGGCTGCCTTTGCGTCCTGTTCGGGCTGCGTGTCCTTGCTGACGCGGGCACCCGTTCCGCCGACGATGGCGAACACGGCCAACGCTGCCATCCAGTCGTTGATCCGTTTGGCGCTCATGCCCTGATTGCCCCAGACCTCGTGGATGGCGTCCTCAAACGGGATCGGCTCAACGTGTTCCCCGATGTACTCGGAATACGTGTAAGCTCCGGTCCCCTCTTTCTTGAGGTAGGTCGGCACCTTGTCGCCTGAGAACGGAAGGGGTCGGCCTTGATAGTCGGACTGAGTGGCCACGTCGGCAACTACGCTTCCGAATGGGCTGAGTTTCCCCCGCAGGTACTTCATCGTCAGGATTCCCATTTCCTCGGCACGACTGTCCTTCAATTCCGATCCAGCCCGCGTCATAATCGAGGCATGAAGCATGTTCGAGAGATACCGGAAAAGGCTGATGGTAGGGCCGACGACCCCCAATTCGTATCCAAACCCCTTGAAGGCTAGGAAATCGGGCTTACGCGGGTCGCTGAAGTTGATCTTCTGCTTACTATCGGTGGCCTGCAACATGCCTTGATTCGCTGCCAAAAGAGTGAGGTACGTCCCGGCGATGATGGCGCGGCGCTTCACGTTTGAAATAGCCGTCAGCCTTTCTTCGGGCGTGGCCGTTTTCCAGCCTGCGAATGTCTTGGCGTCCCGGATGGGATCACCCGCCAAGAACGCCCACCGGGAAGCTTCCAGCTTCGGAGCAAATAGGGCATTGCTCACCGCCTTCGGAAAATTGGCCTTAACGAATCCGGTCGAGTGGTTCACGTCGTCCGCCAGAAGTTTGGCCATTTCCGGCGTCCGCATCTCGGGCGTGAGGGCGTCCCACGTCTGGTTGAACCGGGCCTGACGGTAAATCTTGAGCGTGTCGAACCCCCGGTTTCCGGCCATGCCGAGTTTTCCAATGATGGTGTTGCCGGACATGACGCCTTTCTCGTAGTCGTCCATCGCCTTCGTCACGCTGTTGGCCAGTCCCGCCCTGCGAGCGGTAACGTAGTTCCTATCTCTGGAAAGGTCCTGCATCGCCCGCTCGTGAAAAGACGCTTGGTCATGCCAGCCGATCATCTTGTACTGCTTGACGAACTCTGGCCAGTAGATGCCCCATTCGGTCGGGTCGAACATATTTATCCCGGCGTGGGTAATCATGCCCACCGTACCGTGACCGAAAACCTTGGCGGTGAAGAACGCTCGCGGGACTTTGCTAAGCAACCGCTGCCAGCCCGGCTGGGCCGTTTGCTTGAGCCAGTAATTAGCCTGCTGGATGAGGTCGCGGCGTTTCGACATCTTCGAATACATTTCGTTCGTCATCACCCGGACCTTCTTCGGCCCAGCCAGCTTCTTTGTAACCTCGGATACGGGGAGGCCGGTGTCGGCGGCGATCTTGTGGCGCAGGTCGTCAAAGTCGTCCTCTCCTGCTTCTAGGTAATCCTTGGCTCGCTGCCACACATCGGCAACAGAGCCTTTCTCTGGGGCATTTTCTGCATCCCTAGCGGCTTTACGGGCGTCGGCTAATTCCTTGTTAACTCTGTCCAGCTCCTGTTTTGCTTCCTCAATCGGTCCGACTTCTGGGCGGCTTACCTTCTGGCCCTTGGCCTCAATGTCCCCGGTTTGGAGCTGTTCTTTCTTTTCAGCGATTGTTTTCTTGATGGCCTCCACCTTCTTGGCGATTTGCTCCGCCTCAGATGGCTTTTTCGCCTCCGTCCTAGCCTTGGTCAGTTCGCGGTTCAGGGCATCTCGCTCCTGCTTGAGCTTTTCCAGAGCTTCAACGGAAGGCCGATTTACGGCGGTGCCTTTGGTGGTAAGGTCGCCCTCTTTTATCTTCCGCTCTTTCTCGGCCACAGCCTTCTCCAAATCCTCCACCTTCTTGGCGGTGTCGCGCAGCTCCTGTAGCTGCGACTGTAGGTTGTCTCGTTGGAGGGCCAGTTTTTCCAGCTCGGCAACCTCCGGGCGATTGGCTTTGGTGGGCTCCGGGCTCAAGTCCCCCGTATCAATCTTTTCGGACAGTTTCTTGATCCTTCCCTCCAAGTACGCTTTTCGGGAGGCCAGATGGTCCGACACGATGGAATCATCAATCCGGTCGTTTGCCTGTTTGAAAATGTCGGGCAGGTACGGCTTAATTTTCTCCCCGAACTCCTTCACCATCTCAGCCGACCAGTCCCCAAACTTGGTAACACCCTTGGCGATGTAGTCCGCCCCGATGATGGCATGGTCCGTCAGGTCAACAGGGTCCACGCCTGAGAACAGAGCGCCCTTCGCCATGCGGGCTTTGACGCGAGCGCGGGCGGCATCGGCCTGTTCGGAGATGAATTTGGCCACACTGCTGCCAGCCGTCACCTTTCGGGCTGGAGCCTTTTTCTTAAGTTCCTCGATGACTTGGGCCTTGGCTGTCTCCGCATCGTGTGATGCGTCCTTTACTCCAGCGGCAATTTCCTCGGCCTTGCCGGCTTCCTCGGGTGTGAAGTCACGGCCAGAGATTTGCTTGAACGCGGTGGCAAGCGAGTGGAAGTCACCCGTGTCAATGTCGGTTGAACCCTGTTGCGCTGCGCCAGCCTTGGCCCATTCGGTCTGAACGGGCTTGATTGCCTTCGTCCAATCGGAATCCGCCTTGGCGGCCGATTTGTATTCCGGAGATTCCGGGCCGAACTTGTCCGCCGTCTCGCTGGCGGCTTGGGCTAATTCCTCGCCTCGCGCCCGGAGTACAGCCAGGTCGTCAGATGAAAAACGGTTTGTCTTGTTGAACTCGGAAAGGATTTCTTCCGGGTTGGCCCCTTGGGATAGCAGCGTTCTACCGCGCTCGACCGAAGTAGCCGGAGCGATGCCTTCTCCAGCCTCAGGGGCGTCGATCTGACCAGCCTTGCCTCGAACATCCGAAACCCGCTCGGCAATGCCGTAGTCCGTGGGAGCGCCTGCCTTTGGTGCGGTGGTTGGGGTGATCGCCGCTTCAGCAGGTTCAAGCGGAGAGGTTGGCGTACCGGCTGGAGCGGGCGGGGCATCAGGGTGCCCAGCCTTCGCCACAGCTTCAATCTGCTGGGCGGCATGAAGCGCCGTCTGTTCCTTTTCCGGTGAAATGTCATCTGCCTTGGCTACGGCGTCCTTGATGATTTCCGAGGCCTCCGTAATCGGCTTTCCCTTCATAGCCCCCAGCACCCCAGGGACTGCGATCTCAGCCACATGCAGGGCGGGAATCACCGTCATCGCCACCTTGGTGAATGTGTCCACGCCGGCCTGAACCCTGTCCTGCAAGCTTGCTTTCGGGTCGGAAACCACCCCCGTAGTTCTCTTGGCCGATTCGACCGCCGCCGGACCCATCAGGGCAGCGAAACCGCCACTCATGACCATCAAGGCGGCTTTCGCCGCCGGGTACTCTCGGGCCATGCTAAGAAGCTCGGATCCGCCCATCATCGGAATACTGGCAGGCGTACCGATCTGGGCGATGAAGGGGCGCATGGCGTTGTAAACCCCGCCGATGACCGCCGGATTGCCAATTCCCGGAATGTTGATGTTAGGGAGGTCGTGCGGGGCCTCTGGAAGCTCCTTCATGGAGGTAGCGGCAAACGCCAGATTCACGGTCTGGCCGGGGCCGACTGCTCTAAGGGCATCCCAGAAGCTACCGCCGCCGGCCGGTTTCCCATCCGTGGCGGGCTTGAACCTGTCTGCTATCTTACCGTAAAGCGTTGTGTCTGATATGTCTTTGGAGTCTATCCCGAGCGCATTCTTGGCGTAGGAATCCTTAACCGCCTGCCAGTTTTCCCGGATGGTGGCAGGGTCCATCCCTTTAAGATGGGTAGAAACGTAAGCCTGGTTAATCGCCCTTGCCCGCGCTTCCTTCGGATTTGGGTCCGTGTCCAGCAACTTAAGCGCCTGCGCCTTCTCCGGTGAAAGGCGGTTGTCTATCCCGTCCAATCCCCCGTAGTAATTGGCCCAATTTGGGCCGGGTGGTGCCGTGGTAGGGGTAGGGGCCACGGAAGCCCTAGGATTGTCTGGAATCGCTGTCTGCGGGTCAAATGCAGGCTGAACTTGGGCCGGTGCCTTGGCCGGTGCGTCCAGCGTGGCGGACGTAGGGTCGAAGGCCATGTTACTTCACCTCATCCCAACCCGTGCCATTCCAAGTGGCCTTGTTGCCCTTGGCGTCCCGGTAAACCTGGCCCTTCGTGTACTGCGTCCCGCCCGTAGTCAGCCCAAGGGCTTTCTTGACGGCTGCATCATGCTCGGGCTGTTCCAGCCGGTTGCGTTCGTCCTGCACGGCCTCGTGGTCCCCCAGCTTGTCCTTGTTCCGGGGGTCTTTCGACCAGTCAATGAAAGCCTGCTGTTTCTTGGCGTAGTTCGTCCGGGCATCCTCCACCACCTCTTTCCGGGTTTTCCCCGGGTAGGCCGCCTTGAACTTGTCGTCCGGCATCGTCTCGATCCGGCGCACCCCCCCCGTGCTCTTGTCCTCCGATGGCTGGATGAAGGCCATTCCGTTCGTGAAGTCCTCCTTCATGGATTCTAGCTCTTGCGTGAAAACGGGGTTGGCCTTGACCGGCTGCTTGGCCGTCTTGCCGCGCAAAGCCTCGTCGAAGTCTTTCTTCACCGCCTCCGGGAGCGAAAGGTACTCATTCGAGGCGTGGATCTTGGTCACTTCCTCCAGCCGCTTGTCCGCCCCATCCGTCTCCTTGATGTCCAAAATCATGTCGTGGACCTTGCTGCGGTTGACCTCAACGTCCCGCTTTTTGATCTCCCCGGCCTGCTGGGAAAGGATCGTGTCCACCGAGGAACCGTTGATCTTCCCTTGGTCCACCATGTCGCCCAGCTCCTCCTTGGTGAAAACCTTGCCCGCGTCCCGCTGCTTCCGAATATCGTTGTAGTTCTGGACCTTGGATTGGTTCCACGCCTGCAGGGCTCCACGTCGAAGGGTTTCACGCTCGTTTTGGTTCTTGATGTCCGGGAACTTGGAGTCGTCCCCCAGGGCCTTGTACGCGGCCATCGGGTCGTGGATGATGAGGTTCGACGCCTGAGCGGTAGCCAGCCGTTCGGGGAACTGATCGGTATAGAACTTGCCTTGCTCCGGGGTCATGTCCTTAGCCTTAACCGCCAAGTCGATTGCGTTTAGGGCATTCGGCAGCAAAGCTGGGTCGCCCGTCTTGATGAACTCCTTCGCTCCGAAAACAGCGGTGTCATGACGGCGCCGGATGCCCAGCTTGTCGGAGACGAGCTGGAACTCCCCGGTGGTCTGGCCCTGCCACTTGTCTAGCGCCATGGTCATGCGCTTCTTGGCGGCAGGCGTCATGTCCTGCATCTCCGTGTCGGAAAGGATGTTTTCCTTCGTCGTCTTGGCCACGTCCTTCCAGTTCGACACAATCTGCTTGTCCGGCATCGACTTCACCTTTTCCCGATAGTCGCTCGTCACCTTCAAAAGCGTGATCGCGTTCTTGTTGTAGAGGTACGCCTCCTCCGCCTGCTGCTTCCTGATCTCGTAGTCCTCGATCTGCCCTGTGGCCTGCGTGATCGCCTGAACTCCCTGACGGATGGCACCGCGGGCCGCCTCGAACGGGCGTTCCTCCGCGCCAAGGTTGCGCTTCACCCCGACCTGCTGGTCTTGGATGGAGGCTGTACCGGGAATGGTGGGGATGTTTCCCATGTTAGGTGTTCATCGCCTTGGCGTAGCTGCCGCCGATGTTGGCGAGGGAACCGATGCCAGAGAATATGTCGCCCGCCCCTTCAAGGTGGTAGGCCGACGCCTGTTCCGCCCCCGTGTAAACCCCGTACTGTGCCGCCTCAAATTCGGTCTGCGCCGACTCCTGCTCGCCCGCGTAATACTGCTGGATATTCTGCTCGTCCCGGCTGGCCGAGGTCGCAAGGACTTCCATCGGGGAACCTGTGTCGGACATGATGCCAGAGGCCGCGTACTGGGCCCGGGCCACAGAAAGCTGTTCGTTGTCCTTCTGCCGCTGCGCCGTGATGTTGGCGTTCGCATTTAGCTCGTTCTGGTTCGCCTGCGCGATGTCCAGATTGGCGTTGTAGTTCGCCACCTGCGTAGCCGTGGATGCCTGCTGGCTCGCCGCCTTGGCCGATGCCACCGTACCAGCAACAGCCGCCCCCGCCGCAACCGTTGAAGTTGCAATCGTCGCCGTCTCGAAGGCGGTCAGTCCTAGTGCGGCAATGGCCATGACTTGAAAAGGTAAACGTGGGGCTCTGATTGCGGGTCCTGCCACCCGGTTTTCACCATCTGTCTATGCAGGCCCGTGTCCTTCGCTACAAAGGAAAACAGGTTGTGGACCGACTTCTCTTTGGCCGCGTACTCGAAGAAGGCCAGGATTCGGTTGATCCCGTCCGTCAGGGTCGGTGAAAGGGCCATGGTCGGATTGGTCGTGATCCAGTCCACGACACCGATGGTCAGCGTCTCGTCGAAATACATCCACCCCGCCGCCACGTCCTGCTTGCCAGCCGAGACGATCACCCCCCGGGCAATGCCCAAAAGGAACTTGGGGACCGGCGGCAGGCCGCGCTTGGCCCACCAGCCGCACACCATGTCGTAGTCCTTCTCCATCTCGAATGCCCGGATAATCATGCCTTGGCCCCCAGGTCGTACTCGACCGACAAGGCGAGTAGTGTGAAGGGAAGCGGGTCGCTCCCGAGGATGGAGAACTGCGGGTCCCGATCGTACTGCGTCACCCCGCCCACCGGGAGTTCGATTTCATACGTCTGGTTCCAGACCACCGGAAGCGGTGCCCCCGAGTTCTGGGTAATGAGGTAGGTCGGCAGGTCGCCCGTGAAAGGCATGGGGTTGTTCTCCCCCATCTGGTACATGCCCCCAAGGGAGTTCACCGTCCGCGGGTAGATTCGGCTGATTGCCTTCTTGAGCGTGGGAACCTGACCCAGCCGGGGGTCCACGTCCAAACGCATCGGCTGGACCTGCCAGTTGATCGGAAGCCCAATCGTAACCACGTCGCCGGTCTGGGGGACGTAATACGGGATCGTCACCGCCCCCGCCGACACCGTGAGATTGCGGGAAACCAAGGCGCTATTGGTCCCCACCGGCACAATCATGGCGTCCACCAGCCGGGCGTCTAGGTCCGTGGAAAGCCCTGAAATCGTGTTGCTGCCGGGGCTCGTGACCGTGAGCGAGCAATCGGAGTAAACCGCCTGCCTGATGTCCGGCTGGCCCACGTTGTACGTCTGCCAGTCCACCGGGTTGATCCGTTCAATGGAACATCGGGTAATACCGCTCGGGATGACGGGCTCGCGGTTGACCGAAACCCATACCTCATCGTCCTGACCCGCCTGCCCGTAGATCACCTGAACCGAAATAAAGCTGTCGCCCTGGTCTTCGCCCGTCGTGTGCTTCGACCAGCCAAACACCTCCTGGTCCATGGCGTAGTTCATCGAGATCAGCGAGCCATCCCCGCAAACCGCCCAGATGAGGCTCTGGTTCTCAAACTGCTGCTGGTAGTCGAACTGCTTGATGCCAGCCGCGGTCAGGTGTTGAGCCAAGACCTGCATGTCCTGACTCATGTACTTGTTCGTGAACACCGAGAAAAGCATCTGCTCAAAGTTCGACCCCCGGCGCTGGACATAGAAGGTCGCGTTTCCGATGACGAGGCCCGGCAGGTTGGGGGCCGATCCGTTGGCCGAGTGCTCCAAGGCTATGACCGCCGTGGGGCTGATGGCGACGTTGGGCTGCCCGGACGTGATGAACCATTCCGCACCTGCGAGGCCCGCGCAAAGTTCCGTCTGCGCCGTGAGCCACTGGATCGGGCCGCGCCCCGGAGCGTTCAAGTCGAACGCCAGCCCGTAGGTCGCCTGCGACTGGTCAATCAGGGCGAAGTTCTCGATGTCGTTAATCTGTGTTGCCCAAAGCCTCTGCGGCTGGAAGGTGGTCGCACCATACCAGACCCGCTCTTGGAAGATCGTGATCGCCTGCGGGTAGCCGCGCCGGTCGCTCCATGCCCCCTCAGACCAGTAGATCGTTGCGCTGGTCGAGTAAAGGGCCGCCGGGTTGATGACCGTGCAGGTGGCGTGCTGGTCGTCCGCCACCGCCGTAATCAGGACCAGCCCATAAACAAACTGGTTGTCAGCGGTCAGGACCACCCGCGGCGTCGTGGCGCTCGTCTCCGTCACCCAGCCTGAAATGATCACCCGGTAGAGACCGCCGGCAATCTCCTGGCCGGTGATGTTGTAATTGGCGTCGGCAGCACTGGTCAGGCTGGTGATTGTCTGCCAGGTGACGCCGTTGTCGTAGCTCGCCTGAATGGTGAGCGTGGCATTCCACGTCCCATAGGTCTGGATTTCCCAAGTGCCGATCAGGTAAAGCGAGTTGCCAGTCCCGTTGCCCGTGATGTTCGTCGAAACCAGAGAACTCGGCCGGTTGTACGCCAGTTGCCAATAGCTCCCGATGTTCTGGCTGGTGAAGGTCGTGAACAGCTTCCAGTACCCGTTAGCAAGGTCGGTCGTGAACGTCCCCGAGGTGTGGATGGTCACACACTGGTAGATTTCACCCGACTGCTTAACCGCGTTGCCCGGAGCGTAGAACGTGGACGTGGCCCACGCGGTAGCTGAGGCGGTCAGCGATACTCCCGAACCGCTCACCGCCCCAGCCGTTAGCGTCATATCGGTTGCGTTCTGATCCAGCAAAGCCGGAGTCAGAAATTGGACCTCCTGCATCACCCAATTCGTGTCCGCATAGCGGGTCAGCTTGTAAACCGGGAACAGGGGATGCGTGATGTAGATCACGTCATTCGTCTGCTCAAACTCCAGTTGCCACACCTGATTCTTGGCCCCGCTCCACGGCGTCCCAGGATTCGGCGTGTCCACATAGGCGGAGTACGGCGTCGGCACCTGATAGGTCGTCTGCACCACCCAGCGTGGATCTGCGCCCGGCACCACCGTCGAGTTGATGATCGCGGCCCCGAAATCGTTGTACCACGTAAAACCCCCGTACGTCACAAAGGCCCCGTTCGGGTAGCTGGTCCCGCTGACCCACGCCGCCACCCCCGAGGCTTGGAGCTGAAGCCCATTCAGGTAAAACCGGATGCCCTTGGAACCGAACTCCAGCATGTACGAAACCCCCGGCGCATACTGGAATTTCTCCATCCGGGAGTAGAACTGGACCGTACCCGTCCCGTCGTTCGAGGTCATCCCCGTCGCCACGAACGCCGTGCCCGGCCGGCGCTCAACCCCGCCCTGCTTCATCACCAGCATGTTCCTCAGCTTCCGGCACGCCTTCCGGTAGTTCGGTAGGTCCGTCCGGGCGTCCAAGGTCGGAGCCCATTCCCCGGAATTGAAGCTGACCAGTGGGTTAAGCGAGTGCATCAACCATTCGTGCTCCACCGACGCGAGGCCACGAACCGACTCTGGGAAACGATGTTGTACCGGCGCGGGTTCGACTCGCCCGCATTCTTCGTCATCGCCCGCCCCACGTACTGCTTGTAGAGCTGGAGCATCTTGACCGACAGTTCCGCATCGTCCTTCCGCAACTGCGTTGCAATCGTGGCCGCCAGATTGAGCACGAGCGCCCCGGTGAACAGGGAATCGAACTTGGTCGTGTCCGTCTCGTATCGGTTGTACTTGATGTTGGCCGACTGCGCGTTGGTCAAAAGCTGCTCCTGATACACCTCGTACAGGCTGCCGGTCGTGTTGCCCGCTCCCTGGCCGTTCCATCCCCAGCAGGAATTGCCATTGAGTTCCGTCAAGAGGATGAAGTCCCGCGGAAGCTGATAGGCAAAGTTCCACTCGTACAGCGGCCCCGCGTTGCCGGGCTGCGGCCCCAGATAGTTCGGGTCAAAGTAGTTCGTCTGGAACCAATACCCCTTGGTCAAATCCACCGTGAAGGATGGCCCGGACGTGTTCGCTATCAGGCATTGGTACAGGTAGCTCGCATAGGTCACGAACTGGTTTACCGCGTAATTGGTCCCCGGCGCCCAAACGGTCGCACCCGCCAAGTCGTTGTTCGTATTCGACGCCTGTGATCCTGGGGCCGGCGGAAGCTGGGCCAGAAACGCCCGAGTCTTGAGGCAGTTCCATGGCCCCTCCCGCGAAACCTCGGACAACGCCTGCTGCCATGCCACGTTGCAGGCAATCGCGTTCGGGTCCCCCAGATTCGTGATCGACTGAATCTTGTTCTGCCCAAGGCGCATCAGCGCCAAGTTGCAGATGTCCGTCTGGCTTTGGGTCGAACTCATGGTGAAAAAATGAAGCCCCGCCAACCTGATCCAACACAGATTGACGGGGCCATATCTAAACGTTCCTCAGGCTCAGGGCTTAATCAGCTTGAGCTTGAAGATCAGGACCTTGCCCGCAACCGGAGTGACCAGCGTGGCAAAGGTCGCCTGAATCCAGGACCCCTGCACACCCGCGCCCGGCTGGGCGTAACCCTGCGGCTCCAAGGCCAGCGTCCCGATGTAATGCGGGTCGTTGATCGAGGAACCACCCGTGAACAGCACGGGGCTGGTCTGGCCGGTGGCGACGTTGATGCCCGACGCATAACGCGACGGGTCCTGACCCTGCGGCGTGACCGTCAGCGGGTTGGCCCCAAAGGCCACCCCCGAGCTGACAAGGCCGTAGCCGTTCGAGTCATCGTCACCGATGTTGAGGGTCGCCGTGCCCGCAACGCCGCTGCAAGCGACGCCCGAACCAAGCGGGTCAACCAACGTGCCCGGCTGGGCCATGTAGATGTTGATGATGTCGTTCGCAACCTCGTTGCCGTACATCTGGTACACCGCGATGACCTCGCGGACGGACCCGATTTCGACGCCAGGATCGTTGAACTGACCACCAGGACCGGAGATGGGACCACCCCCGGGATAATTGCCGAACGGGATCTGTTCCTGTCCGACGTTCTGCGTGTAACGAATTGTAGAAGCCATGTTGTGTTACTCCTTGTTGCTCACTGTGTTTCGTCGCACGCGATCTGAACCACACCGGCTTCCTCAAGCCGCGTCGCCCCGGCGAAGTAGGTGGTACGCACCTGAATCGCGTGGCTCTGCTGCGGGAGGATGTCGATCTTCGTCATCATGCCCTTCGTCTCACCCAGAATGATGAACTTCTTCTGGTAGGCGATGCACGAGCGGATGGCCGGCGTACCCACGGTCGGGAGGAGCTGCGTGCGAATCCAGTGGAAGCCACTGAACTCGGTGAAGCGACCCTGCATGAGAGCGCGGACATCGACGTAGAGAACCGAGTCAACCTGGTCCACGTTGAGAAGCAGGTCATAGAGCTGCTTCGCCGCGTACACCATGACCCGATCCGGCTCGGGCACATCGTTCGAGTCCAGAAGGTAGTTGGCCTCAAGAACCTTGGCGAGTGTCATGCCGGTGTTCACAGACCCGCCAAACTGCACGCCGATCTGCTGGGCAGAGGGAAGCGGAGTCTGGACGTTGGCCTGGGCGCCCGTATAGTTCACGCCGAGCGCGGCGTTGATAATCAGTTGGTCCTTGAGCCGGTTGACCGCGATGCCGTGATTGACGGCGATCTGGTTTTCCGGGTCGGGAAGTGTACCGAGGAGGACGGCATCGTCCTCATCAATCCACGAGGCTTTCTGGTATCCAGTCGGGATAACCCAACGGATCGCGGTCGGAACATCGGACGGCTCAGTGACGGCCGCACGGGCCGTTTTCTGGGACATCGCGTAGGACTGCGAACCCATCTCGTTATACCGCTTCATGTTGCCCGCCACCGTGTCCATGATGTAGTAACCGGCCAAGCGATGGTCGATTTGCTGCGCCATGATCTCCCGCCAGATGTTGTCAAACGCCGGCTGGTAGTTCGGAGGAAGGGTTGTTACGCCTGAAGGCATAGTTTTTGAAAGGTCGCTAACGTTGTGTTCCGTCCTCCCCCCGGAGTGCCGGCTGTTAGGCCGATCCGCTTCTCGGACGAGTTAAATCCGAGAGCCGCCTGATCGCGCTAAGCGCGAGTGCCAATTGAACCCTCTGCCCTTAGTTGGACTGTCCGATTCGGACTGTCAAGTAGCTATTTACCCCACCACCTGCCGCAGCAACGGGAGGATGTAATCCCGCTTCTCCTGAGCGTGCTCCAGACCTTTTTTGAAATTACCCCACCCGTGCTTCTCGTTGATGGCCGCTAGGCGGGTCCGCGTCTCGTCGTACCGCCGCGCCACGTACTCGATCGGCCCGATCTGGTGGTAGTGCAGGAGGTAGGTCGGGGGGTTGGCCTGGGGCCAGCCGGAGCCGACGTACAGTTCCCGTCCGCTGTGGAGGATCGGCCTGCTCTCGTGGGCTCCCATGCCGAAACCGGACTCTGCCACCTTTTTCGGGCTGAACAGGACGGGCTTGCCGTACCACTTGTTGTCCGGGGCTCCGTGCTTCACCTGTTCGATCAATGGGCGGGTGATGTTCGGCATCTCGTCGGAGAACATTTCGTAGCCATGGGGCTTGATGACGGCGGCCCCGAGGCGGGAGTACGTGGACAGGGTTTCCTCGACACCCTTCGGGAAGTAGAGCAATTCGTCGCAGTCCATCACCGCCAACCAATCGGCTTCCGTTCCCTTCCAGCACTCATTCTTGAGGTTCATCGCCAGCTCGTCATTGAGCTGTCCGCCCGTGTCCCACTTCCTCGTTTCCGCTCCCATCACTTCGAGGGTGAAGCTAGGGCCGCCGTCGTGGACGATCACCTTGGCACCGAGGGACAGGTAGTGACCGACCGCCCAAGGGAGCTTGTCCTCGTGGTCGTGGGCCAAGATATGGATTTCCAGTTTCATGCGACCTTCCTGACGGCGAGTTGCCAGCCCATCCCGATCACCTCGATCTGCTTGGCGTAGGCCGAGACGAAGGCGTCCACCCCGATCTTCGGGCAATCCAGCGGGTTCGGCATGACCGTCCACTGGTAGTCGTCAAAGATCATCGTGCCATTGGGTTTCAGGAGGTCGAAGGCCAGCACGGCATCCCGCAGCACGTTCATCGAGTCATGGGCCGCGTCCACGTAGATGAAGTCGAACATGCGCGGGCATGAACGGAGAAAGGCGTCCGAGGTCGTTTTGTGGATCTTCACGAAGGGCGAGAACTTTCTCAGCTTCTCCCGCGTCTCCTGCTCCAAGGCGGAACAGTCTATCCCGGCCAGCGCGTGTTCCTCGGAACCCTCGAACGTGTCCACGCATTCGTAGTTGTTGGCGAACCCGGTAAAGATGTGGGTCAGCATCCATTCCGCGGAGTCGCCTTTCCATGTTCCAAGCTCAAGGCCGGAAACGTGCGTCTTTCCGATCAGGTGGCCGAGCCACTTTGTCCAGTTCTTGCCGTGGGCGGCGGTGTGCTCGTTGAAGTCGGTGGTAATCATTTTCGTTGGTAGTGAGGCAGGTAGGCTTCGGCATCCTGGCCGATCAGTTGCCAGAGTTTCGCCATGCTTGGGTCTGGGTGGACTTCATGCAGGGCGGCTTTGCGGTGCTCGCGGGAGTAGCCCCGGATGCCGGGCATCCCCTTGATCCCGATCACGAGCTTATTCTCGCGGGGCAGGTCGAGGAAACGGCGGCATTCCAAGCGCCACAGCCGGGTGTCAAACCACTGGTTGTCGAATGCCTCGATCACGTTGCAGAGGCGGTCGAACATTTCGGAACGGATGGCCGTCTGGCAGAGGCTCGCGTGCCTCCGGTTCCAGCAGTCGGACCACCACCGTTGCGCCACGTTGTAGTAGAGAGCGAAGCCTTGGCCCACGATGTCGTACTTCTCCAACCGTTCGGCGCACCACGCGAACCACTTGGGGTCAAACCAGTCGTCATCTTCGGCGAAAATTACGGCATCCCCGGTGATGAGGTTTTCCCGGAAAGCCTTGAGGACCTTCTCCGTCATGGGTTCGGGGCCGTCCAGAATGAGCCATTGGTCGGGCTGGCGCGTCTGCCGGGCGACGTACATCTTGCACAACTCAAACGCCTGCGGGCGCTGGAAGGTGCAGGTGAGGGCGGTGATCTTCACGCGATCCCGGTGACTTTTTCGTCAATCGGGACCGGCGGCCAGTCTCCAGTCGGGTACAGGGTGCCATCCGGCCCGCGGTGCTTCACCTTGATCGTCGTGTCCACGAAGATGCCCATGCCCTTCGTCCGGCTGTGGCGGCACAGGTGGTCCAAGAAGAAATCTTCCGTGATCCAGTCTCCGTCCGGCTTCAAGTCCGTCTGCATGACGATCTGCTGGAAGTAGCCGTGCAGGCGCTCGCCCGTGTCCCGGTCGGTGTAGGCGATCCCCTCGTAAACCTTGTCGAGGATGTAGAACACCTCCATGTGGTACTTCTTGAGCCCGCAGCCCGACTCGATGACTTGCAGCATCCCGCCTTCCTGCAATTCCACCTCGTGCATGAAGTTGGCGACCCAATGGCCCCGGTCCTCTCGGGTGGTGTAGAGCGCCCCGACGATGGGCAGCTTGTTCGTGACCAGCTTCATCATGTCGTCCACCGTGGCCTCGATGTCGTAGTCCCACCAGACGATCTGCTGGGCGCCCAACTTCTTTGCCGCCTGCACCATCTTGTTGCGGGCGTGGCAGATTCCTCCCTCCATCGTGGCAAAATAGAACTCGTAGGGGCTGTCCTGGATCTGGGCGATCTGCTCAGCCGTCTTTTGAAAGAACGGGTGCGGTTGGTTTAGCGTCCTCGCGTCCTTCAAGGGAGTGGCGATGACGATCTTTATTTTATCACTCATGGGTTGGATTCGATGAGTCCGACGATTTCGATGGGTACTCGAGCAAGGGTGAGCAGGCGACCGTCAATTTCCATGTCGTCCCCGGCCACCCGTTTCAGGGCAATCGTGTCTCCCGGCTTGATGTCCTGCACCTTACTGCCGACCGCCAGAACCTTGGCGCGGACCGTGGGGCTGAAACGCGGGGTGTTGTCGGCGCTCTGCGGGATGAGGATGCCGCCCTCCATGGTCGGCTGGTAGGGCTCCTTTTCGACAAGGATGCGCGAACCGAGGGGCTTAAACGGTGCCTTCATGGCGGGCCTCCGCTTCTCCGATGACATCCTCAGTCGTCTTGCGCCGGACCTGAACCGGACGCACCTCGGGCGCCGAGCGGGAAAGGTCGCGGAACTTGTCCGGGTCCTGGGCGATCATTTTCTGGATGTCCTCCACGGAGGGGCCAATCAAGCCGAACGATTTTGCCCTGTCCACAATTTCCGTCTCGGGCAGCTCCTCCAGCTTGTCCTTGCCCATGACCTTGAGGTACAGGTTCACCAGGGGATTGGTCGTGGCTGGCAAACCAGCAGAAAGGCGTCTGCGGGCCTCCAGGACGGGCGCAATCTCCTTCTTGAACCTCTCCCTGCCCTTGTCGGGATCAGGCCCCTTGGGCGTGATCTTTGCCGCCTTCATGGTGTAGTCCTGACCGTACACCTTGTCGTCGCGGCGCTCCTGATCCACCATTTCCCGATACAGGTCCTCGTTGGTTGCCATGGCGTTACCCCTTGTGGGCGATTTCCTGCAACTTGCGGACCTTGGCGCGAATCGCATCCACGTCCGCCGGCTTCTCCTTCTTGTCCCGGTTCCAGTACACCTTGTAATCCGGGTTGTTCTTGTCGGTCATAATGGCGTCGTAAGACTTCTTGGCCGACTCGGCGGTCACGTTGCCCGACAGGCCGGTGCCGGTCGTGTCGCCTGAAATCAGCGTGTCCTCGCTCATCATCTTGGCCGCCCGCATCAGGGCTCCAAAGACCGAGGCGTTCTTCATCACGGGGTTGCTGGGGTCAATCCCGAGTCGTCGCCCGGCCCGTTCCGCCAGGTCCTTAGCCTTCCCGTACTCCAGACCGTCCTTGCCCGCGGCTTCCCGGATCAACTTGTCCTGACCCTCGAACCATTGAGCCTCAGCCACCTTGACCGCCTCGGCGTCCTTCTGGAATGCCTGTATCTGGGCGGCGGCGATCTTCTGGATCAGTTTGGGGCTGGCCCCTTCCTCGTGGGCGATCTTTGCCACCTGTGAGGCAAGGTCCGCGTTCCACATCGTATCCGGCAGGCCCTCGGGCTTGGCGAGCGCGTAGCCCTCCGGTTTTTCCGGGGCACCGTTGATCTTCCTCACCTGATCGGCGTAGGCTTTGCGCTCCACCTCCGTCGCCTTCTCGCCGGGGGGCTCGATGAAGCCCTTCTTCCCCAGCAGGCTCTTTTGCTCGTTGTAAGCCTTGAAGAAGTCGTCGGCGGTCTTGAACCGCTCGATGTCCTTCGCCAGCGGTCGCAGGTCCTCCGGCGCCTTATCGAATACCTTGGCGTTTATGGAGCCGTCGTCTCCGAAGAACCCCTTGCTCCAGGGTTCAGAAACGACAGATGAGGCGGGAGCGGCTGTGCCGGGATCGGGTGCGTCCGCGACCGGGGCCGCGACGTTAGGGTCTGTGATGATGGAGTCTGGCATGTTGGATTGGGTTGACTGAAAATCTCTTTGACCACCCTACCGTCAGAATAGGCCGTGGTTTTGGTAAGGAGGCGAGCCTTCGGTTTCACGCGATCGAGGTGCCGATCTGGTTGCCAGACCCGGCATGGGTGGCGGTCGTGATGAGACCGCCGGAGGTCAACAGGTCGGTGTTGTGGTGGCAGACGCTGTTGGTAACGCCGGTCTGGGACATATCCACGTCCACCGTCCAGCCCAAAAAGGTGTTGTCGTGAACGATGTTGTTGGCGCCGTTGCTGAAGACGATTCCCTGCATGGATCCACCGCTGCCGCTAGTGAGTATGTCGCAATGTGAGATCGAGGCCTTACCTTTGTTCAGGATCGAGATGCCGGTCGGGCTCGCACCATTGATGGTGCAATTAACTTGGTGAATCTTGATCTCATCCACCGTGTCAGCCCGGATGGCGAAGCTTCCGGTTACGCCACCGGCGGTGCCCCCGAGGTCGATCACCCCGTTGTTGATCTGGATGGCTCCAGCTACTCCGCCGGATACGGAGGTGCCGTCTAGGTCAATCCCGACGCTAACGCCGTTCACCAAGAAGTCCGATATATTTACTCCCTGAAAAGTACCGTCGCCTACACCCGCAACCGACTTTATGTGCAGTCCGCTTTTGAAGCCCCACGAATACCACTTTGAAATCGTGGTATTAACCGGGTTCTCGATGTAAATAAGCGAACCGGTGCTCAGGGAGTTACCGAAAACATTCTGTCCTCGGCCATAGATGTTTTCGATCAATCCCCCGATGGGCGCCGGGCCCGCGGGGAGCACGAGACCGTTAATCCAGCCGTTGCCGCCGATGAACAGGAGATTTCGGGCCCACACCGAACGCTGATCTTGATTGCCTCCGCCAATAAGGGTGCATCCGTTGCCACAGGCGGTTCCGCTGGCGCATATGAAACTCAGGTCGCGGACCTCGACGCCGACACTCCCAAAAGCTGACTGATCCACCTTTAGACCGTCAGCTCCGGCGGTCACTTGAATGATGCCCGAGACCATCAAGCCATTACCGATAAAAGCGATGTTGGCGTTCGGGGTGTAGCTTAGAACGGCGTTGGTGTAGTAAAACCCGTCCGGGAAATAGACCGTTCCTCCACCAAAGGCCACCGCTGCCGCTACCGCTGCGTTTATCGCGGTTACATTACCCGCAGCTGCGCCAGAGCTGTTAGCAATGGCCCCATACGTTTCGATGTTGAATACCGTTCGGCCCGCCGTGGTTCCGGTTGCGTTGACAGTTACAACGCCAGTCCCGCCACCAGGGGAAACCGTTATACCCGTACCAGCGACTATCTGCGTTACACCTGAAGTCGTCGCCTGAGTGGTAACCACCACGTCCACCTCTATGTTGGCATCAGTAGAGGCCGGCGGTGATATGGATCCCTGCAGGAAGATGGCCATCGTCTGACCCGGTGCAATGGACGTCGGCACCACCCCCACCCAATTGGGGTTCTTCGTGATGGTGAAGGCACCAGCGGTGTTATTGGCCAGGATGATGGACTGCCAGCAGCCCGGGAGGATGCCCGCCGATCCAGCCGGAGAGAACACGATGTTGGTCGAAAGCTGGATGACGCCGATAACGCCCAACCCGAACTGCACTTGCACGTTGCCACCCGTGGCGTACTGGATGCCCGCCGTTCGGGTGTACTGCTCGGCTATGGCCTGTGCGGTAGCCGCTGACCCTGCCGGATCGGCCCCTACATCGCTGGCCCCCAAGACAACGCTGCCCGTCTGCCCGTTGACCGAGGTGACAGCGCCGCCTCCGCCACCGCCTCCTCCACCGCCTTGAGCAGGACCGGAAGAGGTGGTGATGGACTTATTGGTTACCGTGGAGGCCGGCGCGTACGACGGCGATGGAACCGGCAGGGCCACGGCCTAGAAGCTGGCGCCCGCCGAGCCCGCCCCATGCTTGCGTGACACGATCTCGATCTGGCCCAGCTTGTCCGCCTTCTCCAGCTTGGCGATGGAGTAGGGCTCGCTGAACGGGACCACCTGATCGGTCGCCTTGTCGCCCTTGAAGATTTCCTTTTCCTCGAAGGTGATGTGGCTCTTGCGGCGGGCGATGATCTGCGCCTCCTGCTTGAACTTGATGGACGAGTATTCCCCGCCCTTCGTCTCCTCGACCGGCTGGACGTAGGTTCGGACCACATCGGCCCGCACCCAATTCTCCGAAGGAATGTCCGACGCCTTCCCGCCATCGGGCACCTTCTTCAACTTCACCCCCATCCGGTTCTGGAAGGCGATCGGCATGTACTTCATCTCCCAATCCAGGAACTCGGGCGTAAGGTCGCCCTGCATCGGGTGCTGCGCGGGCGCCGGCGGGGCGCTCTTGGGAACCACGTCCGGCTTCTGGCCCTCGATCAGCGTGTGATCAATGGGGATCTTCTCGACCGAAAGGAAGGCGGTCACGCTCTTGTGGTAGCCATCCCGCGTGTCCTCGTCCTTCCAGTAGATGGTTTTGGCCTCCGTGTCGAAGCGGGCGATGGTCGTCTTGCGATTACCACGGGTGCGGACGATCTTCTCGTCCTCGATTTCAAGTACCAAGTTCGGTGTAGCCATGTCGGATTATTTGTTGGATTGCGGTTTCTCTTTCAGAATCTTCGGCGTTTTCGGTGCCATCAGCCCCCGGATGATCTGGCCCCTCGCCCTCATCCAGACCAGCCGCTTGCCCTCGTTCACCAGCGTCACTTTCTCATCTATGGCAAAGGCGGTAGTTTTCTCCGGGGTCGGGCGGTAGGCGTGGCAGAAGCTTTCAAGATCAGCCCAAACAAGCCTTTGGTCGGCGTCCCGAGAGTCGCCAGCGCCAAGGACTTTGAGGTAGGCGAGAGCGAGACGTCGCCCAGAAGTGATTGGAGGTTCATCCGCCATGCCTTTAGGCCGCCTGTCCCGTTAGTTGTCCCGTCACCTGATCCTGGAGCTGCTGCGGGGCCTTGCCCAAGTTCTTGCCGGCCTCGCTGGCCGTCTTGGCCTGGTCGAGCGCCCGCTGCTCCATCAGCATCTTGGTCCGCTGCTGGCGGACTTCCAGCATCTGCTTGATGGGCAGGAGCATCGCCTCGGGCATCCCGTTGTTCCGGGCCGTCCCGCGGGCCACCTCGTCCCAATTGAAGTTGTCCATGATCTCCGGTTTCTGCTCACCCAAGGGCAGCAGCATCTCAACCGTCTTTTGGACACCCACGTTTCGCACCTCGTTCAAGGCCAGCGTGACCCGGCTCTTGATGTTGATCTTCGGCATCGCCAGTTCGGGATCGGCCTTCGGGTCATCCCCGGGCTGCACCATGAGCGATGGCGGGGCGTCCTTCAACTTTCCAGCCCGGAACAGAATCCCGATGATGCGCTTGACCAACGGGGTGATGAAGTCTGTCCGGTACTGGTCGAACGTGCCCGTGAACTGGTCCAGCTTCTCGCCGTTGCGTAATGCAACCTCGGTCGCCGTCATGCGCTTGTCCTGCATCTGCGCCAGCATCGTGAAGATGTCCACGAAGAACGCCTTGTTGATGGCCTGCTCCTTCCGCTCCAGCATCGCCAGAACCTCCTGCTGTTCCCCCACTGTCTGCCATTCCTTCGGGATAGCATTGGGCTTGTCCGCCTCGTAGGTCGTGACGCCCCCGGCGGCGAGTTGGATGTCGCCATCGAGGTTGTCAGGGTAAAGGAAGCGCGGGAAAGCCTTCAACTCGGCCAGGGCATCCGAGAACTGCGTCACCATGTTCAACTGGCGGGCCTCGGGCAAAACCTCGTACCCGGGCGAAGTCCCGTAGGGCTGGTCATCCGACCCCCATGGTTTCCAGCGCAGGCAGAAGTAGGGCATCTCCTCATAGCCCCCCTCCTTCACGATCTTCCGCCCAAGCTCGGCCTGATAGATCGAAGCGAAGGCCATGCCATCAGCCCCCATCTTGCCCCGCTGGTAGTCCTCATTGGGCATGACGTGGTGCAGGAAGTAGAACGTTTCGTCGAACTTCTCCGAGGCATACGCCTTCGCCAGCTTCTCGGGCATCTGGGATGTGTCGTAGCTCCCGTCCTCCAGCTTGGGACAGAACTTCTGCACCGCTTGGCGCACCGTCAGCTTGAAGCGCCGGATAACCGTATCGACGATCTTCTGGTCGTTTTCCGCAATGACGAAGGTCCCGACTTTGAACTGCTCGAAGCGAAGCGATGCGGCTTTCCCTTCCTCACAGAACATCAGCGCCGTCCCAAAGACGCAGGCGGACTTGTTGAACGGCTGCACGACCGAGTAAAAGGAGGACGAGGCCAGCTCTTGCAGGCAGGTCGAACTCGTGTCGGCGCACCACCGCTGCGCGTCATCCACACCAGCCGCGTTGTCGTCCGAGTTCGGCTGGAGCCGCTTCACCCTGGAACTGACCGCCGGCTGTTTCAGGAGGTTCGACGGAGGTGATAGATCCAGCCAAGGCTCGGTCGATGGCGTCACCCAATTGCGGACGCCAACGGAACAGGTCGTGGCCGCCCGGATCGGGGCTGTGTCGTAGATGCGGTCGTACCAGCCTGTGATGCTCTCGGTTTTCTCGGTGTTGATGTCCGAGACCGAGGGGTAAAAGTATTGGCTGATGGTCTGATAATCGGAGTCAAATACGGCGTTTCGGGCCGCGTTCAGCTTGTCCCACCGCTTCCAGAGGGCCTGCTCCTTCGCTGAACTGTCGCGGTTCTTGACCATCACCCGGTTTTGGTCCCCCCGCTCGACACGCTGGGCGCAGCTCCCATTGCACCCGGTCCAAGGGCAGGGCTCGGCGCCGCACCACTCCCGCCCGACATCGGACCAGCACCAGCCATCGTCGTCGAGG